ATGATGAAGAAAGAAGTAAAAAACTAGATAACCTAATATGGGGAGATAAATAATGTATCACGGAATGAAAAAAAAGAAAAAAAAGATAGCTAAAAAACCAATGAAAAAACGTGTCGTTAAAAAGAAAAAGAGATGATAAAAGCTTCTAAACTTAATGGCAAGAGAAGAAAATTCAATATGGAAAAGAAAAAAAAGAAAAGAAAAGTATTGAAGAAAGGTAAAAAGAAATGAAAGTAAAAGCACCTAAAGGTTACCATTTTATGAAAAAAGGTAACAAAATGTCTTTAATGAAAAACCCTAAAGGCGGATATAAAAAGCATAAAGGTTCTTCATTAACTATGAATTTACCTGTAGTAAAAACCCACGGAGGCAAATAATGGCAAGAAAGAAAACGAAAAGAAAAAAAGGCAGTCCTAAACCAAAGAATCCAGCATTGTATGCAAGAGTAAAGGCTGCAGCAAAACGCAAGTTTGATGTATATCCTTCTGCGTATGCTAATGCTTGGTTAGTAAGAGAATATAAAAAACGTGGTGGTAAATATTAATGGCATACAAGGGTGGACTTAGAAAGTGGTTCAGTGAAAACTGGGTTGATATTGGTGCTCCAAAAAAAGGTGGAGGCTTCAAAAAATGTGGGAGGTCAAAACTAAAAGCGGACAAAAAAAGAAAGTATCCTAAGTGTGTCCCTGCTGCTAAAGCAGCAAAGATGACTAAAGCACAGATTAGAAGTGCGGTTAGTAGAAAGAGAGCAAAAGCACAAGGAGTAGGCGGTAAGCCAACAAACGTAGCAACATTTGCTAGAAAACAAAATGGAAAGAAAAGAAAATGATTAGAGGAACACTATTAGATATGATTAGAGAAAAATTCTTTAGTCCTGAGAACAGGTCTATCAATGGTGCTATAGACCAGGAAGAATACAAGAAGCAAAAAGAAGTTCAGGTAAACTTTGATTTTATAAGAAAGAGTGAAGGATTTGAAACAGAGGGATATGTTCCTAGAAGTGGTGAACAAGTATTAGATAGTTCAGGAGTAACGATAGGAACTGGATTAGACCTTGGAACAAAAAATATGGACTACTTTAAAGATTTTGAAAATAAAGAAACATTGAAAAAAATGGAAGCATACTTTGGTATGCAAGGGCAAGAAGCTTATGATTTTGAACAGGCAAATCCATTAAGTTTATCAGAAGAAGAAACTAAAGCTTTAGATAATTTTGTAAAAGGTAGAGAGTTAGAAAGTATTGAGAATAGTTTTCTGGCTTTGACAGGTAAAGAACTTTCATCTATGCCACCAAGATTGCAAACTGTAATTGCAGATTTACAATTTCAATATGGAAGTAATTATAATAGAACACCAAAGTTTAGAGATATTATAAAAGACATAGCAGAAGACCCACAAGATGCACAGTCCTATATGCCTTTGATGAATGAGCTTAGAGACTTCGGTGACAAGTATGATACAAGAAGAGAAAGAGAAGCAGACTTAATACAAGAATTATATTTAAACTTACTACCAAGTGCTAAAGATTTATTAAGAGATGAATCCACAGGAGAAATGCAAACCCTGGAGTATTACGGAGAATGAGAGGACTAAGACCACAGGTTAAAAGACATACAAACGGTAAGAAGAAAACCAGACAAGGGCAAAGTCATAGAACAAAATATGGAAATAAAATGAGTACAAAACACTACAAGAAAAAATATAGAGGACAAGGATAATGGCAACATTTAAACAACAAATATTTGATATTACTGGTGATTTATCTACATCAGTATCTGATGCTTCAATAACACAGTGGCTAACATCAGGTGCCAGATTAGTGTTAAATGCTATGCCTATACACAAACTTGAAAGAATTGCTAGTAATACAAACTTTACAAACTCACAAGACACTGAAGGTAAAAGAATTCTATCAGTTTTAAGAAAAGATGCAAACAATAGTAATAGATATATGCCTTGCAGGGAGTTACAGCCTAGTCAAATGGGTAAAGTTCACGATTCTTCATATATGGAATTTGCTTCAACAAGTGACCCAGCATACATAATTCATAATCAAGTTATTAATACTTTTCCAGAAAGTGTAGCATCTAATGATAGCAGAGTAGTATCTATAAATACAGACATAACAGTAGCTCACGGTGTAGAAGTTATTGATAACTTTCCAGATGAGGCGGAGTATGCTGTAACTCTTTATGCAGCAAGACAAGCTTTGAAAAAATTAATAGCAGATGCAAACAATGATGAGGATGTAGAGTTGGCATCATCATATAGTAACCAGTATGCATTAGTAGATGCACAATATAAAGAAGCATTACAGATTTTAGGTATAGAAGAAATAGAAGAAAGAAAACTACAAAGGGATGCTAGATAATGTCAGGAGTAACTACTAACTGGACAAAAAGTACAAGCAATGATACATTAGGAAAAGATAGTAATTCTACTACATCTTGGACAGAACCTGCTTTAAATGTGTCTACTACATCTTGGACAGAACCTGCTTTGAATGTGATAGCTATAACCTGGGCAGAGGTTTTAGAATCATTTAAATTTTGGGTAGATGGTAACTCTTTGTGGCAAGATGTAAATAGTAATTGGGAGGATTTATAATGGCAGCAATAGAATTTAGTGGTAAAGAAATACATAGCAGAGTTCAACAGGCAGTGCCTGAAGTTTCAGAAAACTATGTATTAAATCTTATAAACGAAGCGTTGATAGATTTAGGACAATATAATTTAAAAACAGAGTATGCTAAAACAAACTTAGCAAATGGACAACAATGGTATGGATTAGGCGATGATAGAGATGTTACAGTAAACAAAGTTTTTAGATGTAGTATTTTAAACTCTGATGGAGAGTATATAAGAATACCTAGATTAACAAATCAAGAAACAAAAATAACAGATACGGAGTAATTATGGCAGCGGTAGACAGCACATTTAAAGACCCTTCAGTAAACTTTGTTTGGTGGATAGAAGGAGATAAAATAGCTATAGCCACTTCAGAGGGTGATGGAGGAACAACTGAAACAGGAAATGGTAGACTAAAAGCTCCTATCATTGGTTCAGGTTCTGATGTAATTACAAATGGTATGCTTATATCTTACTATGCAGAGCCAGATAAACTTAGTTCTATTACAGGAACAATAGATATTGACAATGCACTACAACCTGCATTGATATTATATGTAAAAGCAAAAGCTCTTATGGATGCTGCCGCAAGAACAAATAATCCAGAATTAGCTTCAATTAAATTACAATCAGCACAAATGGCTATGGCAGAATACAAAGAAATGATTACAAAGTATGGAGCAAGAAGAAGAGATAAAACTGGTGGAACACGTGGTGTTACTCCTGCAAACTTTAGATAGAGATAAAAAATGGCTACACTAACAGGAAAAAAAGTATCAGATTCTTATAAGGACTTATTACAAGTTTCTAATAGTAATGCTGGAGTTGATGGAACATTAAGAGATATAGAAGATGGAGAGGGTACAGCAAGTGTACTACAGATAAGTTCCTCTTCTATAAACATCAAAGATGATGGAGCTCTACAAATCAATGAAACTGCAGTTACAGCTACTGCAGCAGAGATTAATGTATTAGACGGTATTACAGCAACAGTTTCTGAGTTAAACATTTTAGACGGAGTAACATCAACTGCAGCAGAGCTAAACGTATTAGACGGATATACTGGTAGCGTAACAGAATTAAATTATTTAGATACTTTACACGCTACAGACGTTACTGCTACAGAATTTGACTACTTGGATGGTGTTACTTCTAATATACAAACACAATTAGATTCTAAAATTAGTGCAGTTAGAACAGTAACTGCAGGAGGTAATACCTTAGGTGCCTCAGAAACATTAGCTTTTACTGCAGGTTCAAATGTAACTATAAGTGAATCTGGTGGTGCTGTAACAATAGCATCAACAGACACTAACACACAATTATCTAATTCTGAAGTTAGAACAGCTGTTGAAGCAGCTACTGATTCTAATGTATTTACAGATGCTGACCACTCTAAGTTAAATGCAATAGAAGCAAGTGCAGATGTAACAGATGCAACTAATGTGACTGCAGCTGGTGCGTTGATGGACTCAGAAGTTTCTAACCTTTCATTTGTAAAAGGACTTACTTCAGGTATTTCTAATGGTAATGTTTTAGTTGCCAATGCAGCAGTTTCTGATA